GAAAACGATCCTGAAACTTTACCAGAGACAGAGCAAGAGCTAGAACTTCACATGCAACTTACATATAAGCAAGCTACTGAGTTAGCAGAAGAGCAAGCTATAAGTGTATTACTACAAGGAAATAACTACGAACTAACTAGAAAAAGACTTTATTATGATCTAGCTGTTTTAGGTATGGCCTCTGTAAAAACAACGTTTAGTACATCTGAAGGTGTTAAAGTAGAGTACGTTGATCCTGATAGGATGGTACATTCTTACACAGAGTCTCCTTATTTTGACGATGTCTATTATATTGGAGAAGTTAAAACAGTACCTATAAATGAGCTTGTAAAAGAGTTTCCTCATTTATCAAACGAAGATTTAGAAGAAATACAACAATACAACAATAGTAGAACTTACGAATACAATAAAGGTAGAAGAGATCAAGATATAAACCAAGTTGAGGTTTTATACTTTAACTGGAAGACTTACATGAACGAAGTTTACAAGCTTAAAGAAACTGGTAGCGGTGGAGAAAAAGCTATAGAAAAAGACGATCAGTTTGATCCACCTACAGATATGCAAGGTGGCTTTGCTAAGCTATCAAGACAGGTTGAAGTATTGTATGAAGGAGCTACAATAATTGGCTCTGACAAACTACTTAAGTGGGAGATGGCAGAGAACATGATGCGATCTAAAAGCGATATGACTAAAGTTAAAATGAACTATAGTATTGTTGCTCCGCGTATGTACCAAGGTAGAATAGAAAGCATAGTAAGTCGTATTACTGGCTTTGCTGATATGATACAGCTTACACATTTGAAGCTACAACAAGTTATGGCTCGTATGGTCCCTGATGGTGTATATTTAGATGCTGATGGTTTAGCTGAAATAGATTTAGGTAATGGTACAAACTATAATCCTCAAGAAGCTTTAAACATGTTCTTCCAAACAGGTTCTGTTATTGGTAGATCATTTACTGCAGATGGTGATCCAAACCCAGGTAAGGTACCTATACAAGAAATATCAAACGGTAAAGGTGCTGGTGGTAAGATGCAAACTCTTATTGCAAACTACAACTACTACATGCAAATGATCCGTGACGTAACCGGTTTGAACGAAGCTAGAGATGGTAGTACTCCTGATAGAAACGCTTTAGTTGGTGTACAGAAACTAGCAGCAGCTAATAGTAACACCGCAACAAGACATATACTACAAGCTGGTTTATTTTTAACTGCTGATATAGCAGAACAATTATCACTAAGAATATCTGATGTACTAGAGTACTCGCCAACAAGAGATGCTTTTTTACAACAGATCGGCGTTCACAACGTGGCTACATTAGAAGAAATGTCAGAGCTACATCTTTACGACTTTGGTATATTCATTGAACTAGCTCCTGATGAAGAAGAAAGACAACTACTAGAAAACAATATTCAAATGGCTTTAGCTCAAAAGATAATAAAGTTATCAGATGCCATTGACATAAGAAATACTAAAAATGTAAAGCTTGCTAATGAACTTCTTAAAATAAAAGAAAAGAAAAAAGTAAAAGAAGATCAAGCAATGCAACAGCAAAATATTCAAGCGCAGCAACAAGCTCAGCAACAAACCGCACAGGCTCAAGCGCAGGCTGAAACACAAAAGCAACAAGCATTGACTCAGTCGCAAATACAGTTAGAGCAAGCTAAAGCAGAGTTTAGAGCAAAGACGCTACAGCAAGAAGCTCAAATAAAGAAAGACTTAATGGAAGCAGAGTTTCAGTACAATATGAAACTAAGAGCGTTAGAGGCAGAAGGCAAGGGTATGGTTGAAGATAAAAAGCAAAATCAAGCAGCGAGTAAAAAGTTTGAGTCAGCAGGTAATGATGAATTAGGGACTGGCTTGAATATGAATCAGTTTTAATTATTATATTTTATATTATGGAAGAAACAAAAGAAGTACAAGAAGAAAACGTAACTAAGGTAAGCTTGAAAAAGAAACCAGAAGAAACAGTTCACAAGGTGGACTTAAGCAAAAAAGAAGATGTTGAAGAAAGTAGAGTTGACGAGGCAGGAGTGGCTGGAAGCGATGAAGCTACCGACTCCGCACCGAAACAAGAAGAAGTACAAGCGGAAAACGAAGCACAAGAGCAGCCAGTACTAGAAGAAATTACCGAAGAAGAGCAGGGGCAAGCTGAAGAAGCTGTCGAAGAAATAATAGCTGAAGAAGCGCCTGAAACAAATCTTCCTGAGAACGTAGAGAAGCTAGTAGACTTCATGAAAGAAACAGGTGGTACTGTTGAGGATTATGTCAAGCTAAACAAAGACTATAGCGAGATGGACAATCTAACTGCTTTAGAAGAGTACTATAAAGTAACAAAACCTCATCTTGACGCTGAAGAAAGAAAGTTTTTAATGGACGAAACTTTTAGCTTTGACGAAGATGTTGACGATGACAAAGAAATAAGAAAAAAGAAAATCGCTTTAAAAGAGCAAGTTGCCGAAGCGAAAGCCTACTTAGACGGGCAAAAGTCTAAATATTACGATGAGATTAAAGCTGGTTCAAAGCTTCCGCCAGAGGCGAAGAAAGCTATGGATTTTTTTAATCGATATAACAAAGAATCTGAAGTAAGCAAGCAAAAGAACGAAAAGATTCAAAGCGCGTTTAACAGTAAAACTGAAAAATTATTTTCTGATAAGTTCAAAGGTTTTGAATATAACGTTGGAGAAAAGAAGTATAGGTTTAATGTTAAAGATGTTGATGGCGTTAAAGAAACCCAGAGCGATATTGGTAACTTTATCAAAAAGTTTTTGAATAAAGAAGGATCAATAGAAGATGCGGCGGGCTATCATAAAGGTTTATATACCGCTATGAACGCTGATGCTATAGCTAATCACTTCTACGAACAAGGTAAAGCTGATGCTTTAAAAACTTCTGTTGAAAAGTCTAAGAACATTAATATGGATCCTAGGCAAACAAACAAAGAGGTTATAGTTGGTGGAACTAAGTACAGAGTATTGAGCGGCGATTCTTCTTCAGATTTTAAAGTTAGAATAAAAAAAGGAAGGAAATAGTTTTCTTCCATAACTTAAAAACATATTTATTATGGCAATTTCAAATCCCGGTGGAGGTCTGAATAGTGTAGCTGCTCCAGTGAGAGCTACGTTATCTTCGAACTACATCGATTTTACAAGCGGTGCAGGCAATGACTGGGCACAGCAATATTTACCAGACCTAATTGAGGCTGAAGCTGAAGTTTTCGGACCGAGAACTATCGCAGGTTTTTTATCTCAAGTAGGTGCTGAAGAGTCTATGACTTCTGATCAAGTAATTTGGACAGAGCAAGGTAGACTTCACTTATCTTATACGGGCCAAATTAACACTGCAACTGGTGAATTAACTATCCAAAAAGATATTGACGGAAACGCTTTAACTACTACGCACGGTATTAGATTAAACGACCAAGTTGTAGTAGCTACTTCTGAAGGTGTAATCAAATGTTTATGTACAGACGCTTTAGTTGGTACAGCTGATGTAGTTACTGTTAAGCCTTACGAGCATGACGAAATTGATGACTCAGCTTCGTTCTCAACAGGAACAGTAGCATGTACAGTATTAGTTGTTGGTTCTGAATTTGGTAAAGGAGCGGTAGGTCAAGGATCAGCTGCAGAAGGTGCTAAATCTGTTAAGCCACAGCACAAATCATTCAGCAACAAGCCAATCATAATGAAAGACTACTATGAGATCAACGGATCTGACGTGTCTCAAATTGGTTGGGTAGAAATAGCTGGTGAAGACGGACAGAATGGTTACTTATGGTACTTGAAAGCTGAAGGCGATACTCGCTCTCGTTTCACTGACTATTTAGAGATGACTATGCTAGAAGCTGTTAAAGGTGTTCCAGGAGCAGCTGCTGCAACTGGTACTGCTGACTCTGATCTTGACGAGTTTTTATCTGCATCAGGCGATAGCTTCGGTACTGAAGGTTTATTCGCTGCTATTGAAAACCGTGGTAATATTACTACTGGTGTTACTGGTGTTAACGCTGCTACTGATTTAGCTGAGTTTGACGCTATCTTAGCGGAGTTTGATAAGCAAGGTGCTATTGAAGAAAACATGATGTTTGTAAACAGAGCTACGTCTCTAGCAATTGATGACATGTTAGCTTCTATGAATTCTTACGGTGCTGGTGGTACTTCTTACGGAGTATTCAACAACGACGAAGACATGGCGCTTAACTTAGGTTTCTCTGGATTCCGTAGAGGATCTTACGACTTCTATAAGTCTGACATGAGATACTTAAACGATAAAGCTACTCGTGGATCTATCAACGATAGAGCTGTAGGCTTTGGTATCCGTGGTGTTGTAATACCAGCTGGTGTATCAACTGTATACGATCAAACGTTAGGTAGAAACTTAAAGCGTCCGTTCTTACACGTACGTTATAGAGCTTCTCAAATGGACGATAGAAAAATGAAAACTTGGATCACTGGATCTGTTGGTGGAAACATCACATCTGATCTAGATGCAATGCAAGTAAACTATTTATCTGAAAGATGTTTGGTTACTCAAGGTGCTAACAACTTCATGTTAATGAAGTAAGCATAATTATTAGGTCGGGGCTTCGGCCCCGATCTTTTTTTTTAATTTTTTATTATATTATATCATGGCAAAAAAACAAACACAAAAAGAGGTGGAGGCACCTGTTGTCCCC